AAAAACTACAATTGCCCCTATTTTTTCAGTCAATCTATTATAATCTATAAAATTTTTGTATTTTTTCTATACATCGTTTGTATGTTGCACAATTTTGCACAATTGTGCAACTTTTGAAAATTAATTATTTAAGATGCAAATTTAGATAATGATGTTTTGAAATTAGCTTTTTAAGACACAACTCCAGGTCTAAAAAGTTGCACAATTTTAATTAAATTCAATTGTGTGTTTTTTTTTTTTTTTTGGGGGGACTTTTCCAAAAATTGACGTTTTTTTCACTTTTCCCCTTTAGATACAAAAAAAATTTATTTATAACTTTTTATATTTATCATCTATTATTACATTTAATTATTTATTTATAATATTTTACATCATATTTTATTATATATATATGATCTATTACTAATTATAATAACCATTATTTAGTTCATATACATCTATTACCATATAATAATTATATAATACAATTTAATATACATAATTTATAGATAATATATAGATGCAATAATAAATAATATAAAATGCGACAAATATATATAATTCAATAACTTATTTATATATATTTATAAAATATGTATCGTATAAATAATTACAATATATAATTTATAGATAATATATAGATGCAATAATAAATAATATAAAATACGGCAAAAAATATACAATTCAATAACTTTATTGATATTTATAAAATATGTATCGTATAAATAATTACAATATATAATTTATAGATAATATATAGATGCAATAATAAATAATATAAAATTTAACAAAATATATATAATTTAATTGGCTTATTTGTATATATTATTTTTGATTACATCTATCAGCATCAATGGACCATTTACATGAATATTCACTTTGTGTTAAACATTTTTCAGGAGTATTTAATCCTTTAATAGGACATTCAGTTGTATCTTTCCGTGCATTCAAAATTTGTTTAATTCTATTATTGCGTTTTGTTTCCAAAGATTTAGCAACAATCAGATCGTATTCATAAGATTCATTATTAGATAAATATAGGTATATTATAATTAATATTATTATAATAATTATACCAAAATATAAATATCTATATATATACATTAATATATAGACATAAAAAAATTATTGTGTAGATACTGTTTCAAAATTTTGTATATATTTATCTTTATGTTTTTCTAATATATTTCCTTTTAATGACACTATTAAATTAAAATCTATATATTCTTGCCATGAAGGATTTCCATATTCATCTAATAATATAATATCTAAATATGATATATTTTCAATAATAGGTTTTGGTATTAAAATATTAGTAATAATTTCATTTTTTTTTATATTTATTTTGCCTAAAGGTTTAATATTTGACACATTTAATATGTATATATCAACTATATTTTTATTTGTTAAATCAGCATTTTCTGTTCCTTTTATACATAAACTCATTTCATCTGATACATTAAATTTTAATAAATTATATATTGAATTTTCTTGTGGAATTAATTTAAATTGTTCATTTGATTTTAATTGAAATATAAACTTTATTGGATCATATTCTATTTCTATATTATATTTTATTAATATATTATTTATACGTTTTGTTAATATATCATGATCGTATTTTCCTGGTTCTATTGTAATGGCAATATTATAATTTTTATTTTCTGTTTCTTTAGTAGAATATATTATATAATGAATATCATCATATTTTTCAGAAATGTCATCATGTTCTCCTAATTTATTTATTACTAATTTATTATTATATGGTGTTATATTATAATTTAAATTACCAAAATGAATATCTTTAATAGATAATTGCATTACATTTTCAATTATATATGGTAAATTAAATCTATATATTGGTTTAATATTATCTATTTTTATTAAATCACTATATCTAATTATAAAGTCATTGTATTCTCCAAATATTTTATAATCATATGTCTTCATAATATTAATTAATTCATTCTTTTTAAAATTTAAATTATCTATTAAAGTTTGTGTTTTATTATTTTCAGTTTCTATTGCTATATGCTTTTCATGTAATACTTCCATTTCATTCTTGATTTCCTTTTTTTTTTGATTTATTAATTCTAATCTTTGTCCTGAATCATCTGTTTTATTTATAATTCCATTTTTATACATATCTAGTTCTGATATTAATTTAGAATTAATAGCTTTTACTGTATGTAATTCTAAATTCAAGTTATTTATCTGATTAATAAATTCAGGATTTTGATCATGTACATTTATATTATTACGTATCGGATTATTTAATTTTTCTTGTAAATCTATCAATTTTAAATTCATTTCTTCCATTTGTTTTTGCATAATTTGCGTTTTTTCTTGTTCTAATGATAAATAATATGGATCTATTAAATTATTTTCAGTTTGTTGTTTTTTTATATTATTATTTAATGTAGTTGGAATTAACATATTTACATCAGGAATAGCTAAATCATTATTTACATACACATTATTGATTTGTCTATTCTGTTGATTTTGTTGATTTTGTTGATTTTGTTGATTTTGTCTATTCTGGTAATTTAGTTGATTTTGTTGATTTTGTTGATTTTGTTGATTTTGTTGATTTTGTTGGTTTTGTTGATTTTGTTGATTATTATTAGGTGTGATATTATATTTTTCTGCATCTTGTTTAGTATTTGTCAAATTACGTAATGATTCAAATCTGGCTAATTCTTGTTCTATATTTTGTTCTTTATAATTTTCATATATATTTGGATCTATTCCTGTTGTAAAATTATTAATATTATTATCCATAATATCAGAAGCATTATATGCCATATTTGTTAGTGGATCTCTTTCATTATTGTATATATTTAAAATATTAGAATTATAAAATTGATCTTTCGAAGATTTTTTACCATCTAATCCTAATATGCCATTTCCACCTTGTGTATTTGTTATATTTAATAAATCATTTTGTTTATTTGTTTGATTAATTTGTTTTGTATGTGATTGATTGTTTTGAATAGCATGTGATTGATTGTTTTGAATAGCATGTGATTGATTGTTTTGAATAGCATGTGATTGATTGTTTTGAATAGCATGTGATTGATTGTTTTGGATAGCATGTGATTGATTGTTTTGATTTGTATGTATTTTTTTACCATTTACATCTAATGGTTTTAAAAAATCAGGAGTAGCTGGTCGTTGATCATTCCTAGTATTTATAGAATTTCTTTGAGAAATATATGTATCTAATAAATGATCATTAGAAGAGTTTGTATTATTGTAAGTTTTATCAAAATTTGTATTATTAATATTATTACGTGCTTGATTCATTACATTAAATTGATTTTGAGTTGTATTTTGAAGTTGTCCAAATGGTTCTATATGTTGATTAATTTGTTGTCTATCGCGTTTTTGTTCAGTAGAGCTTGCTAAAGGACGTAATGGTAATTGTGGTATAGATGTATTATGATTTAAATTTAATTTTTTAATATTATTTTCTGTCATTGTAAGTAATTTTTGTTTTAATTTTGGTAATTGTTTAGAATCAATTAAGTTTAATTTATTTTGATCAATCGTATTATATATATTGCGCATTTCATTAATAATAGTGCGTAATAATCCTTGCTTTTGTTCATTTGACATATTATTATGTTGTGTGGATGGCGCAAATTTTGATAATAAATATGTTATATTTTGTTGATTTATAAAAAAATTATCTTTTTGCATATTATAAATAAATATTTTTAATTTATGTTTATTAAACTTAATAAAGTTTCATATTTAATATTATAATGAGTCAAATAAACATTGCTTTTAATAAAACTTTATTTCGTAAATCATCATTATATGAATATGATAAATTATATGTATCTGATTTACCACTTATTTTAAAATATAAAAGAAAAAATGAAATGCAAAATAAAATTAAAAGAAGTTTGCAGATATGTTCAGATAATAGAGATATAACTATTTATCCTGATCCTTATAATTTTGTTGTAAATATAGATAATAATAATACATATATAGATAGTAATGGGAAAACACAATATATAGAACCACGTATTCAAACAATGATTCCAAATATGCATTCAATAAATTTGAATAAATTAATTATTCCTAAATTAACTATGATTAATAGAACACAAATGAATATGGCAATTTCTCCATATACAATTATTAATACATTTATATTAAGTAATATTCCATTGATAATATTAAATTCAACATATTATCTTAATACCATAAATACATATATTACAATTGTTAATTTTTATATGAATGGATCTAATATGAATAAAATAAATTTTATTATGAATTACGATATAAATACTGTGTATAATTTTAATTATAATGATGCAATGACTATTTTACAGTCTGTATATATGTTATCAATAAATACAGATTTTAATACAAAATTCCAAAAAATATTACATTTACATATTCACGAGTTAGATGATAATTATGCACACTCTACAACAAATAATTCTGCTACTTTTCGTATTTTCCCAAAATCTTTAAAAGGACAATATTTACATGCAAATACAAATAATATTATCAAATTATATGATAAAATACCACGTAAAATAACAAAATTAAAAATAAGTATAAAAGATGATACAGATACACCTATTAAAACAATGTATTTAGATTATAATATACAAAAACAAACTATTAAATGCAATTGTTATGAAAATATGAATGATATAGATTATTCATGTTCATGTAAATATTTATTGCATCCATATAACCCGATTTATCAAATTTATTTATTTTTTTATATGGAATTTATATATATGACACCTTATGATAATACGAATTTATTAACATGATAAATTAACTTTCACTAAGAAATAAATTTTCATCATTAAGAATATTTTGTTTTGTTATTTTAGGTTTTTCGAAAATCTGAGTATTATCAATAATATTAACAATACTTGATTCTGAATTTATAGGTGAAGTTAGGGATAATTTATTTTTTGATCTAGTAATTTTAGCTTTCTCCGCTTTTTCTTTGTTTTTATTTTTTTTATCATTAATTAATTTTATAAATTCATTTTTTTTATCTATATTATTCCTATATAATAATACTTCTGTCCAAAATGCTTTAAATAATGGAACTTTACTATTGAACCATTTAATATCACGTTCTATTAATACATTATGGCAATTTTCCAATTTCCAATATCTTGGACCGATAAATTTGTATTTATCTGCCAAATCTGGATATAATTTTTTCCAATTTGCTTGCATATAATTAAACCAATCATTATATTCTGATTTTGTCATATATAAATTTGATGGATATATGTGTTTAGCATACCATTCAGTTTTATCATATTGTGGTATATTATCTCTATTTATTGGAAATAATTGTATAATCATTCCTCTTGTTATCATTGGATCAATTTTTTTTATTATTCCTTGTTCTACTGTATATACACATTCATTATAAGTATCTGCAATATTATTCCATGTAGTTTCATTTATTTCCACTATATTACATTGCCAAAAATGACAACTATCACATTTACACGATGCCAACTGTAGTTGACATTGAATATAATATACATGTGGACATATTGTTCCATCTATATCTCCTATTATCTCTATTTTTCTTGTAATAGGACATTTTATTTCCACCATTACGTTAGCTAATTTATTTGGCTTACCATCTAATGTCAGAGCCATATTTATACCATCTGGACTTGCGCCAATATAATTAATATTTTCAATATCAGTATTGTCATTTTGATATAAAATTAAACCAAATTCTCCGATTTTACTATTATTTATATATTCATAAATCATAATTGCTGTTTTTTCATATTTTTTTCCATGATATACATATTCATTTTCCTTAAAATTTTTTTCTAATCCTATCTTCTCCATTAGATACTCATCTCTTGTTCCATATTTTGATTCTCCTATTGCATTTGCTCCAGAACTAGCAGTAATAATATTATTACGTTGATCATACCATTCTTTAGATTTTTGTACAGGTTGAGGCAAATTCATTAAATATTTATAATGATCATACTTTTTTTTTAATGTTGAATCTAGCATATTTTCCATTGTATCTAATAAATTTGTATATAACATATCTCTAGTTTCTATTGTATCATAATTTGTTAAATTAGGAATTGATATTTGTTTAACTACAGATCCATAATTTTCTATAATATTATTTTCTGTAATATTAGAAATATCTAAATTATCTATATTTTGCAAATCAATAATATATTTAATCATAAATAATTCTTCTAAAATTTTATCTATATCATCTAAACTATTATAATCATTCATATATTTTTTTTTTATAGTTGCTATTATATCATTTAATTCTTGTTTTGAAAATAATTTATTTGCCACATCTAATGATTTAACAATAGTATATATATTTTGCTTTATTATATTAGACATATAATTATATATATATACAATATATGATTATATAATAATTAATTCAATTTTATAATAGTAGTAATTATAATTAATTATATATATATATAATAATAAATGATCATTATTATTATATATATATGTATATTGTTGATATTATATAAATTTATATCAACAACTTTTAATTATATAATACCATATAATATACATAGTCTTATTTATATTTTTATTTTTTTATATATAATCATTTATTTTAAACTAAAATCAAATACTTCTAATAATCCAAACATGTTAAATGATTTTGAAATAAATAAAAAAAATTTAATTAATTTTATCGATAATACATCGTTATTTTATAATAATATTAAACTTAAATATGATGTAAAAAATAAATTATTGGAATATTATGACAATTTAGATATAGTATATTATAATAATTTAACTTATTGCAAACATTATATTGATATAATAAATAATCAAAGATATGACATAATGAATTTAGTTAATAGCTATATAATTTCTATACCAACCCTAACAAAATACGACCAATTATATTCTGATTTTAAAAATTTTCAAATATATTTATATGACTTATTTTTTAAAGTTGCTAATAAATGCCCTACATATAATATTGATAAATATAAAACAGCATATGAATATAATAACATTGGCTCACATTCTTATCAATTTATATAATTTATAATATTAATTTATTCCAACTACTTTTTTTGTTGATTTTATTGAAAAAGGCACTTGATTAATTATTTCTTTTGCACTAACTACTTTATTTGCAATTGTATCAGCAGTCATAGTTGTATTTGTAGGTGTATTTGTAGGTGTATTTGCGGTTGTATTAGTAGATGTATTAGAATTATTATTAGTAAAAAAATTAGTAATAATAGACAATATATAATAAATAAGACTAATAATAATAAAAGTGATGCCAATATAATAGAGACGATTATTTTTAGTAAATATTTTTATAAATCCATTGAAATCATATTTGGTATAAGTTAGATCAGAAGCAATATTAGATAATTCAGTAAGCCATTTTTTTATTATAATTATTAAAAAATTATTTTTACATATTGGTTTATTATTATAATCATAATATGCATTAATTTGTGCTAATTTTTGGTTTTCAACATCTTTATAATGTTTTATTTGTTTTTCATTAAATTTATCAAAATCACGGTTAAATGCTACTAAATCAAATTTATTACCAACAGAATAACGTACATGTGGTATATATTCATTACTTTTATATTTTAATAAATTAGATATGGGTTGTCCTCTTATTTTCATTTGGTCCATATATAAAACATCAATATCATTAATAGATTTTGTCATATATAGTGATATATAATTTATAATATAATATTAATAAAAAAATGAAAATTAATTAAATAGATCAATAATATAATATATATAAATAATAATATGTTGTTTCCAGTTTGTGTAACATGTAATAAATTATTTGCAGATATACATTTTGAGTTTGAAGATAAGCGTACAAAAATAGAGAATAATACAAAATTAACAGATAATGAAAAAGCAAAAAATATATCAGAATTATTAGATAATTTACATATAACACGATATTGTTGTAGGCAAAGAGTCCTAACATATACTAAAAAAGTAGATTTATTGATATAATTTAGAATTATTTTTGATTAAAAATAGTAATAAGTTATTGTATTTTTTTTAAAATATATATTATTTTATGGAAAGTATAACAAATAATAATAAATTAAAAATATTATCTATAGATGGTGGAGGTATAAAAGGATTATATTCAATGTATAGATTAAAATATATTGAAGATCAATTTTGTAAACCACATGGTTTATTATTAAATAATTATTTTGATATTATATGTGGATGTTCAGTAGGATCAATAATAGCAATTGGAATAGGGTTAAAAATACCAATGACAGATATTATTAAAATGTTTGAAGAAAATATGAAAGAAATATTTAATAAGGATGGTTGTTGTTGTAATTGTTTTTTAGATTTAATATATAAGTTAAAACAAATATCAGGTAAAAAATATGATAAACAAGTATTTGAAAATATTGTAAATCAATATGTACAAAATAAAACAATGGAAGATATTGAAAATATATTATGCATTCCAAGTTATAATATTTCAACTTCTCAAAATGTTGTTTTTAAAAATAAAGGTATTGAAGATGAATCTAAATATTTTTATTATAAAAATATAAATTTGTCAGATATAATTATGGCATCTTGTTCTGCTCCAACATATTTTGAACCACATAATATTGATAATGAATTTTACATAGATGGTGGATTATGGGCAAATAATCCAACAATGGTAGGTATTATGGAAGCATTAAAACATATAAATAATAATATGTTATATAATTCATATAAAGTATTATCAGTAGGTAATATAGATAATAATATATATAATAATATCAAAAATCCGTCAAAACAATATAAATTTACACATATAGAAAAATTAATAGATGCTTTAATAAATGCAAATACAGATAGTTCAAATTATTATTCTATACATATTTGTGATAATACAAAAGGAAAAATTACACGATTAATAAATAAAACATATTATAAAAATAAAAATATAAAAAAAATAAATTTAGATGATACATCAGATGATACAATTAATAAATTAAAAGAATTAGCTGAAAATGATAATATAATGGATAGTTATTTATTGCATGATATAATTGAGTTTTTTGAAAATAAAAGAACTTTACAAATATAACTATTTAAATAATTTAAATAGTTATACTATTAAATATAGTAATGTATAATTTACCAAGCTGGAAAACATACACTGATGATTGGAATAAATATATTTTTGAATTAAATAACAAAAATAAAGAAAATGCGAAATATTTATTAGATGTTAATATAGCTAATAATGATAAAAAAAACGACAACATTGGAAATATGACAAATAATATTGATAATAATCAAAATAATAATAAATTAATTGATATTGAAAATATTATCAATAACACTAATTATAAAACAAGGGAAGATATAGATATATTAAAAAATATGACAAGTATATCTACATGGTTATTAGAAAATCATAATATAAATAATAATACATATAATTATTTTTTAACAGTATTACAATGGCAAATAGAAGCATTAAAATATTTTATAAATGAACTAAATATAAAACAATTATATAATAAAACACATACATTATTAATTAGAAGCAGTTATAAATTATGTAATTCAAAGGCAGATTGTAAATATCATTATCCAGATGATATAATAAATAAAAAAGGTTGTAATCATCAACATTATCCATATGCACAATTATATATGGATTGTTTATCAGTATATAATTATATATATTGTTATTATAATAAAAATACAACATCTAAAGCAAATAAATTAATGTCTATAGTTGTTCAACAATATAATGAATTTGATAATGTAAATTTAAATAAATGTTTGCGTACTATTAATTATGTTATAAATTCTATATATAAAGAACTTGAAAATATTATAAGATATCGTTCAAAAGATCCTGATTTTAATATACGTAATTATCATTATCATTATGAAAAAAAATACAACAATAATAAATAAATATTTAATTAATAGATATATATAATACATCTATTAATTAAACTATCAAATTATTCTGATTCTGATTCTGTATTTATATCAGAATCATCGTATTTTGTAATAAATGGATTAGTAATATCAAATAATCCATGATATGGATTAGAAATATTTGATTCTTTATATAATTCAGCAATTTTAATATATTCTTTTAATTCAGTTTGTATTTGAATTTTATTTGTATCTTCATTAAATTGGTTAATTTTTACTATATTTAAATCAAGCATATTATTTATTTTCATATGATTAAAGCGTTTCCACTGAGGTAAAAATAATTTTGGTATGTCTTCTTCGTTTATTTTATTTTCTTCTATTAATCTAAAATATAAATTACGGTCAATTATATATTTTTTATTAAAATTTTCCCAATATTCTTTTTCTTTTTGCAATTTCTGTTTTTGCATTTGTAATTCTGCTTTCTTATTTGCTATTTCTTGGTCTATATTTATTTTAATATTTTTTTGATGTTCACTAATACATCTATCAATTAAAGTTTCAGTACCTTTACATGTAGAATCTATTATATTAGTTACATTATTATTAGAAGATATATTTAATTTACATAATATTTGGTCATCAGTATTATTAATAAATATATTATTATTTGTATTAGAATTATTTTGTTTATTATTTATATATAATTTATCAATATTGTGTTTGCATAATGATAATTGATTATTTAATTTATATAATTGGATATTTTTGCCATCTCTTATATCATAAACATTCCATTTTATAATTGTTTCATTTATTATATTTGAATTTATATTTTGTGTTTGCAATAATGCAATGATGGATTGCCATTGTATTAACAAAGCAGACAATGAAATTGCAGTAATTAATATATTACCATTACAATCTATTAAAATATACATTATATATAATATATATATATAATAGTATTATGCTATATTCTTAATTATAATTAAATATATTTATATAAATTATAAATATAGTTTGATATATGAATAATGATGATATATTTGAAAAAATATTAATTTTATTTTATGAAAATACAATATTAAAAAGTATTATAAAAAAAATTAATTTGATGTTACAATCTATACATATTAATAATATAAATATAATGATAAAAATATATGATTTAATTTTTAATGAAATTAAAGAAATTGATATTTTATCAATAAATATAAATAATTTATTTGTAAAATATAATGAAAATGAATCATTACAAATTAGTTTATTAGCACATGAAAAAAGTTTAGAATATGGATTAAACAGTGATATTAGTGATTGTGCTATTAGTGAAGACAGCAATATTAATAAAATGATCAATGAATATAAAATAATTGACTATATAGGTAAAGGAGCATCTGGAAATGTTTATTTAGCTATAAATACAAAAACAAATATAAAATATGCAATAAAAATTATGACAAATATTACAAAAACTGGATTTTCAACATTAAATAAATTTAATGTAAAAAAAGAAATAGCCATCATGAAAAAAATGCATCATCCAAATATTATAAAATTAATTGATACTATATTTGACATCGAAAATAATATTATGTATATAGTAATTGAATATATTGCAAATGGTTGTATTTTTAAACTTAAAGAAAATAAAACATGTGATATAATGCCTCAAATAAAAATAATAAAATATATTACAGATATTATAAAAGGATTACAATATTTACATACACATAACATAATACATAGAGATATTAAACCAGAAAATATATTATTAAATACATTAGATCATGCTATTTTAGTAGACTTTGGTATTAGTAGTACTATCACAGAAAATAAAAGCATGTATGATATTAAAGGAACTAGTTATTATATAGCTCCTGAAATTATTAGTGGTAAAAAAGCAAGTACTAAATCTGATATATGGTCATTAGGAATTGTAATTTATTTAATGATATGTGGTAAATTTCCTTTTGATGGAAAAAATATTAATGATATATTTAAAAATATAGAAAATGCAGATGTAAATTTAGATAATTGTAATGAAGATGAAAAAGAATTATTAACTAAAATATTATGTAAAGACCCTAATAAAAGAATTAATTTAAATGATATATTAAAATTAGATTATTTCCAAACATTTGAAAATAACACTAAAACTATTATTGATTCTTATGAAAATATTGATATCACTGACAATGGTTTAATCTATAATAAAAATAAACGCACTTCTTCTGATAGTTCTTGTTCTATTATATCAGATCCATTTGACAATATAACTATAGACGATGTTGAAGATAAAAGCATAACTAATATAATAAATGATTCTTCATATATTAATAAAATAAGACGCTTAAAAATGAATAGAAAAATTACTATAGATGATATAGATGGTTCTATAAAATTTATGGATCATTTATAAGTAAAATATAAAAATTGATATTTTTATATATAGTTAATTAATGATATATTTATTTATCATATAAATATATTATAATGCCACCAAAATACACTCAAACAAATAAATACCAAAAATCAATCAATTATGATAATGATTATTATATTGAAAGATTAAATAATAGCATAAATAAAAATTCACATGAAATTAGATATATAGATTACAAATTATATAATTATACATTTGAAAAAAAAAACAGAAAGTTTTTAGAAAACAAAAAATCATCACTAATATTTACCAACAATATTTTAATTAAAAAACGAAATAAATTAAATAATATAAAACAAAATACACCACCTAATTATTCACAAATATATAATAATAAAACATCACAAGGGTTCGCTAGCGCTAACACGCCAGCTTTACAAAATACAAATTCCGATAATTCAGTTATTAATACTATTATTGATATGTTAAAAAAAGAATCATACGATACTATTATTTATGAAATTAAAACAGATATTAATAACGATACAAATAATAATTTAAATCTAAAAAATTATGATTATGTATCAAAAGAAAAAGAAAAAGAAAAAGAAAAAGAAAAAGAAAAAGAAAAAGAAAAAGAAAAAGAAAAAGAAAAAGAAAAAAAAA